GTGTAATATCATCTTTCAGGCTTCTGAGTGATGATTGCACAAATCCAGTTGAGGTGATTGTGCCTGTGGTGGATTGAGACCCTGTTACTATAAATTGTGTAGTATTTGCATTACTTCCGCTTACTATAACATTTGTACCTGTAACATAGGTGTATGTACTCCCACTTGATATTTGTGTTTGAGGAGGTACAGTAATACCATTTATTCTTGAATCAAATGATGCAGATGCAACATAATATGATTGTGTAAATGCAGTAAAAGACGATGTGGTTGTAAACCCTGTTACATTTAATGTAGTAAATGTGCCATTACCATTTAGGTATTGAGTGGCGTTACTATTAAGGTTAACTGCTGCAACTGTACCTATGTTAGAAGCTGTTATAGCTCCGGTAAGCCATAAAGAAGGTCCGTAGATGGTTCCTGTAAAAGTACTAAATTTTGAATTAAAATATAGATTATCTAAAATACCTCCACCTTCTACTGCAAATTGTAGATTTTTGAATCCTATTACATTTGGCCTTAAGATATATGCATAAGCTACATCTGTTCTTGTTAGGTGTAGGTCACTTGTGGCATTTAAGTTCCCATAAACATTATTTGCTGTAACAGCACTGGCAGATACATTTCCTGATAAAGTTAAGTTTCCTGACCCACTTATATTTCCATTTACATATAAAGATGAGCTCGCTGGGATAGTTGTGGTAGACCCTGTAGTAACTCCAATTGCTGCGGCTCCGTTAAGGTATAGATTATAACTTCCAGATGCAGTTAAAGCGTCTACTATTTGCGTAACATCTGTAGGCTGAACTACATTTCCTGTTACAATGTTTGATTTTGATAATTGGGACATAGTTATAAATATCAATTATGCATTATCTACAACAGCCTGCTCACAATGGTTAGGTTGAATTAAGTTTAATATCTTGTATAAAAGTATTCCAGCTTTAGTGAGGGTGTTAGATTGTTTATTAATACCAATAAAATATGATATAGTATGGTGAGCACTATTCATTCTTGTTCCGGTTTTTGTAAAAAGAATATCACTAAACATCTGTCTATACATTACTCCCCCTAATTCATCAATACATTGTGCTGTACTAAATAATAAATCATTTATATAGGCAGGATTCTCTTTGTTCTTGAAGTAATGTACTATCTGCCATATAGCTGCAGGAATGAATAATATAATGAATATACCCACTGCTATGATTACTAAGAATAATGACGTTAGTACCTGTTTCATTATTTTTAATCTGAAAGGTCAGTTATATTAAAATTTTGCAACAATGTTGCACATGCTTGAATATCTCCTATTACCCCATCATACTGTATCAGTAGTATGTCAAACATATATTTTGGCACTAAAGCTATTCCTGATCTTTTTGTTATATTCCCAGACATGTGGTTTTGTTGAAGCTCAAATTGTAATTGGACATTCACTACCCCTTCTGTATCTGTAACGAGCCCATCGAGTAAGGTGAATGTACCTATTGATGGGTTAAAGTATTCAGGGGTTGTTAGTTGGATTGACTTTGTAAATTGTATCATTATTTTTAATTTTTAATATCCTGTTACTTTATAATTCCATACATAAGTGGTAGATCCTACTAATGATACTGTTCCACTGGTGATAGTAAAATTTGTAGTTGACCCTGATGTATATACCATTGAGGTTCCTGATAATATAGCTGTATTTGCATTAGCAGGATATAATACTGCAGAACTACCTGCTGGAAACGCTGCTGTATATGTTACTGTAGCTACAGTTGCTGATGTACCAGGAGTTAGCCCTGTAACTGCTGTTATAACTCCTCCATTATTTGTACCAGCAATTGTTACCGTGGATGTTGTTCCTGCTCCACTACCTGAAACTACTACTGGCGTTGGACCTCCAAACGTAACTTGTCCTTTTAATATAGATGACCCACTTATGTTGAATGATCCTGTTACTGTAAGTCCTCCTAGAGATGTAATTAATCCGGAGGTTCTCACTGAACTGAAGTTAGACGCTCCATTTACGTTTAATAGATAGGTACTTTGTTGTGTTGAAGTTCCTATGTTTAATGCTGCGTATCTGGCATCATACCACATCGTAGCACTAGTCCCACCTACACCTGGATTTCCCCAAGCCACATTACCATTACCGTAAGTACTAAATCTAGTACCTCCTGTTAATGTATAAGTAGCTGTTGGATATGACCCTGAAGGAGTTGGGCTTATAACCATACCTACATCAGATGCTATTGAAGATATTGTGTATGTAGATCCTGTTGCAGTAAAGGTGTCCCCAACTTTAAAAGTATTAGTAAATTGAGTACTTGATCCTGTTATAGATGTGGAACCACTCACTATAGCTATTGTACCTAGACTTGAAGTAGGTTGTGATATTTGAAATAAAGAGGATGTTTGATTACCCCCTATGATAATGTTTCCCCCATTATATATTTGAAATAGGTTATACCCAGCACTATTAGTTACAACTACACTAGAAGATGCAAAATTTGAATTGGGGGCAACAATATTTAGAGATCCAGATAATGTAGAATTACCTGCAATTTTAACACTACCTGATACTTGTAATTTATTAATTGTATCATCAGTAGAAGAACCTATTAATGTAGTACCACTTACTGCCAATCCATTTGTAGGAGCGGCTACGCTTGTAACGTAAGTTCCTATACTTACTCCACCTACAACTCCTAAATCGCTAAGACTTAATAATGTTGATAAATTAGATGTATTAGTCGAATTGACATATAATTTAGAATTGGTTCCTACTATTAAGGGGTAATAAGTGTTATTTATTTTAAATTTGGTAGATATTCCTTGAATATAATTCCCTGTATAAGTGTCCCCTAAGTATAAAGTCCCTGTTTCAGATGCATATACTCCATCAGTAGATATTATATAATTTGATTGGGCAGTAGAAGATGGTGTAGTTATCTTACCAAAACCAATATTAGGATATGTAACTGTTCCTGTAATAGTTCCTGTATAATTAGAAACTAATTCAGTTAACGAAGAGCCATTACTAACATTAGTTGGGTAATATCTTACTAACCCTGTTAATAAATCGCTAGGCAAACTATAAATACCGTTACCACTGGCATATAATGTAGAAACTTGAGTTGAAGTAAGTGTGACTCCATTATATATTAATATTTGATTGTAGTATGCTTGAGCACTTTGAGCAGCATACCCAGAATTAGCTGCATTGTTGGATAAGGTAGAAGAACTTAAATTAATACCAATTGTACCTGCATTATAAGTAGAAGCAGAACCATTATCAACATATATTTTAACATTAGTGCTATCATAAGTAATTACAACATGATGCCATCCTCCTGATATACCAACACTATTAGATATAGCAGTAGTTCCACAATATAACCTAATAGCAGTACCTCCACCTGACCTACCAACCAATGTTAATGAACCACTAGAAACAGATGTACCACTCCCCCAAGTCAATAAACACATATTAGCATTAATTCCAGGATAATAATATATCCACATTGATATTGAAAATGCACTCGCTCCACTTGGTAATCCACTACCTGACGCTGTAAAATAAGCTCCATCTCCTGTAAATCCCACTGCACTACCAACACCTGCAACTGATACTACATTATTACTTAATGATAATTGATTAGAAACTGTTGTTCTTTTAATATTAGCATAAGTCCCATCTACTATTGTAGTAATTCTAAGTTCAGGTGTAGTAGCTGATTGATTAAAAATGCCATTTATATCATTCCATGTTAATCCTGCACTACCTGTTACTATATTGGATGTTGAATTAAATAGTATACTACTAGTAGAAATTTGAGGTAAAATTAAACTACTTGATACTGTTAAAGATCCTGATATAGTTGTATTATTTAATGTAATAATACCATTACGGGCTATAAATTCATTTGCCATTTTTATTGTACTTTAGTTCACTGTCCCTAAAGTGAGGGTTTTATGTTAATAAATATAATTAGATATAAGTTACTTGTGAATTGATTGTCCAACCTGCTGATGGTGTATAAGTACTCAGTATTACATTTGCTCCTGATATTGAAACTGATGATGTAACAGCTAGTGTATTACCAATATCAGGTGTTGAATTATCTGTAAATTGCACCGATGTTCCATTCCATATTGCCATTACTTCCCCTGCTCTTGCATTTGATTGTGATGTAAATGTATACTTATAGAATGCTGATGTATGAGAACCGGTTGCTTGTGTGAATATAGTATTACTACCTAAATTAGAGGTTACTGCTGCTGCTGTTGTAATAATGCTTGTTCCTACACTCAAGCTCCCCGTTATAGTTTGGTTACCATTAAAGTTGTTTGACCCTGTAGTTGCAAATGAACCTGTAGCACTAATTAAAGTGTAGTTTGGTGCGTATGAAGATGTAGATGCGTATGATGCAGAACCTTGTAGTGATCCTGTTAAAGATGCCGAAGGTATAAAGACAGAACCAGAAGAGTTAATATACAGTGAGTCAACATTTGATGAACTTACCACTATATGTATAGCATTAGATGTATAAGTACCTAGTGTTAAGTCTCCATTAGCAGCTCCGAAGAATATAGCATTAGGTAAACTAAAGCTACTTGACCCTACAAAACCACTACTATTCATACCTATATCTCCATAGTAAGAAAAATCAGACCCTGAATTATTAGTAAATACTATATCAACAGATGCTGTAGCTCCTGAATTACTATTTTGTAATACTAATTGGTTGTAATTATTTACATTACTTTGTAAACTACCTAATACATTACTTCCTGTAAAAGTAAGTTGCCCATACTGCAATAGCCCCGTAAAACTGCCTGTAAATGACCCTGTACTATAAGATGATGTAAATGAGTTGAAAGATGATGTTGTAGTATACGAAGGTGCAATACTAGCTGTATTAGCATATGAACTTGATAATGATTGCTGTGAATAGGATGATGTGTTTGCATAACTTGCACTGTTGACAGACATAGACCCTGTCTGGCTAGTTAATACATACGGACTAAGCATTGATGATGTTACACTATTTAAAACATAATTGGGGGCATATGAGGTAGTATTGGCATAACTTGCCGATACAGCATTTAAAACATAGGAAGCCGTTGTTGAATAGCTAGATGATAAAACTGATCCTCCATAGTAACTTGCTGTACTAGCATAGGAAGCTGTCCCAAATAATGACCCTGTAAATGAATTTGCTGTTAAACTTCCGTTCTTTTTAAAAGTGAATAGAGATACAATTATAGGGGCATTACTTGCATCCCATATTGTAAAATTATTACTTCCACTGTTATATTCATTACCAAAGTACCATTGAAATGACCCAGATTGTAATAGGGCGATTCTAGTATCTCTTAAGTCTGTTGTATTATCTACCTGTACTACATTACCACTGTTGACACCTCCATGTACATCTAAAGGTGTAGTGGGGTTATTTGTGTTAATCCCTAAATTCCCATTTGTTGATATGTACCCATAAAACAAAGATGACCCTGTTACTGTAAGAGACCCTGATATAAGAGCTTGTCCTGTGTATGGGAACCCTGTTCCTGATCCTCCATTTAATGCATAAGAGGCTGTGGTGGCATATGATGAAGTACCTTGTAAAGAGCTTGTAATACCACTTGTAACATTTAATGAACCATATAATGTTGTACTACCAGATACAGTTAATGACCCTGTTATAATCTCATTACCTATTACAGTAATTGAGCCTGACGTTGACAAGGACCCGGTTAAAGATTTAGTTCCGATTAAAATATGACTCCCAGATACAGTTAATGACCCTGTTATGGTTTGGTTACCGTTAAAATTATTTGATCCTGTAGTTACTATACTATTTAAACTAAAAAGACTTCCTGATGCTGTAAGTAATTGAGTAGATAACCCCCCACTTACATAATACCGTCCATTTGAATTTATTCCTGATAGTACTGAACCTGATTCATTCCAATACTGAGATAGATCAGAAATTTGAGTAGGGGATCTTTGAGTTATCTGACCTATTTCACTGCCACTTATTGTATATATATGTAATTTAGCTAAAGGTAATGGTGGTCCATATAATTGCCAGCCTCCGACTGTTCTACTTTGGATAGCAGATCCTGATAAAATAGTCACATATCTAAAATATCTGAAATATACATTATTAGATAGATTAAAAGTTTGAGTCTGGCTATTAGAAGTCCAAACTATTCCACTTTTTAAATCAAACCCTGTCCAATTAGCTCCATCATTAGATCCTGATACTGTCCATGATGTAGGTGTAGTGGTATAGTCTCCATTACCGCCCCCTAATATAGGAGTGGAGATTGAGTACTGATTAACAGAAATTTGAAAACCTAAATCTATCTGTACATAAGCAGTAGAACCCCCATTTGCTGAGAATTGAACCCCACTTGAAGGTACTCCAGTAAAGGCTAACCAAGAATCAGCGTAGCTATATGGAATATTTAATCCGCTAGATACTTGCCCATTACTTGCAGTACTGCTCATCACCTTTATTTTAGATGACGGGCTATTTTGTCCTACACCTAATCTTGAATTTGAATTATCATAATAAAAATTAGAATTATCTTGAGCTATAGAACTTGTATAGGCAAATAGTACAGACCCATTACTAAATCCTGTAACAGGACTGGGTACATAGCTTGCTGATATTGAAAAAGATGAAGATGCTACAGACATTGAGCCAGTCTGGTTAGTCAAAATAACTGATGAGCTGTTTACTATCAGGCTTCCCGTTATGGTTTGGTTACCGTTAAAATTATTTGAACCTGTAGTTGCAAATGAACCTGTACTTATAACTCCTCCTAGACTCTTCCAATTAGATAAGTTATTCCAATCAGATGACCCTGTCGTAGGGCCATAATATGCTAGATATTGAGTAGGGTTTGAGCCAGTTACGTATACAATCATACCTAAATCCCATTTATCAGAGGGAATATTAGCTATGCTTGATGTATAATCAATAGGGTATGTAGTTCCTCTTACGCTAGTAATATCTACAAGTGCCTTATTAGGGTTGTTATGGGCTAGTATGTCTGGGTAAAATATTGCCATATTATGTAATAGCTAGGGTTGTTCCATTTGCAAAAGCTGCATCTGAATTTGATTTATACACATATACAGTAACTTGAGCTCCATAAGTGTTAGTGACTGTATACGTACCTAAGTTTGTAAATGCAGATAATACAGATAAAGCTCCGTTTTGTATTATGTTTGATAATGTACCCCATGCTGAAGGGTATATGATATAAGTATAGTTACCAATTGTATTGTTAGCACTAGTGGCTGTTGTATTCCATACCTTAGTTGTATTAAGTTGGGAAGTTACCGTTCCTGAACTAACAACAGTCTGCGCTGTAGCATTGCTAGATACTACAGTTGAACTTGCACACATAAGATTTCTCCAATAAAAGTTGATTGTAGATGTGTTAAAATATGTTGTAGTATAAGCATCTGTGACACCTACTCTATATTGTATAGATGTAGCAGTTGCAATAGATGAGCTGTCTATGAAAGTGGTGATTGGGGAACCTCCTGCTGCAGGTAATGAATTAGATGCTCCAGATAAGTTACTGTATCCACCCCCACTTACATTAGATTGTAACTGATAAGATGCAAGATTTACATAAGTAGAGTTACGTATTACATTTGTACTTGATAATGAAGATGTAATATTTCCATAATCTCTAGAGGTATTAGATTCTCCTGTAGAAATGGTTGTATAATTTGCAGAAAGTGTAGTACTTGGAGTATTGTAAGCACCTGGTGTAACAGTTACACTAGCAGAACCAGAAGCTCCTGCTGAGTCTACTACTGTATATAAGTAATTTATTGAAGATGTTACATTAAAATTACCTAATGTAAGTGCTTGTAAGTAATTTAGAGGATTAGTAGTAGAGGTACTTAAGCTATTGTATGTTCCTGTGCCGTTTATCCTCCATTGTAAATTAGAAGAAGATACACTAGCCCCTAGGCTATTAATGGTATAACTTCCTGTAATTAAATTATTAGATGAAGTCTGGTTGAATAATATAGTTGCCGTATTTGATACTAGACCTACAGTAGGGGCAATAGGAGTTTGAGATATAAGGTTAAATACTTGTTCAGGAGTTTTCCCGGCAGCAGGTATTGTCTGCCCAGATGTGTACCTACCTAGAGTCACTCCACTTACAATTATGTTATTATTAAATACCCCCACTTGAACATAGCTTGAACCAGTATAATAGTAAGATTGCTTCTGGCTATTATCAACATATAATATTGTGGGAGATCCGGTTGCAGGAAAAGCTGCCGAGGATGAAAATTGTAGCACTCCGCCTCCACCACTGCTATTTAGTGCATAGGAGGCTGTTCCTGACAGGTTACCTACAAATGAGCCTGATATACCATTACCATCAACATACAGTAACTGTTGGCTTCCTGATGCTAAAATAAAGGGTATTTCAAGTTGTGATCCGTCTATGAGGGGCATTATTAATTAAATTTTCCTTTTACTACAATTTCAAAGGTGGTTTTCAATGGATATTCTATTGCTAGTATTACTTCTACATCAGGACCTATTTGAGTAATGGATACTATATCAGGGCTACTTACTATTTGCCCATTTACAGTTACTTCAAAATCCTCTTTGGATGTAGCTCTTATACCAGCAGGAGCAGTGGCTATATTTACCCCTCTTAGATAGAACCTATCTGTGAATATATCTATAGAGGTAGCTTCTTGTGATACTATTAGGGACATGTATGTATTAATTGCAGCGTTATTATTAGTAACAAGTGGAGCTTGTGATGATATGTAAGATATAGGTTTATCCGTTTTTTGATATACAGGTGTTACTACCTCATTATTAAATACCACTGTGGTCTTACTATAATAAAGAGGGTTATAAGACATGTACTTGTTAATAGTATCAGGGATGATATACCCATTCAGTATTATGTTGAAGGTTGCACTTATCTTTTTATTTTCTCCTACTATAACCTCCCTGGTTAGGGGCATACTATCTATCATGGCCATAAAGGTAAACTTCTTGGGGTCTCCCCAGTATGAGTATGATGCATAAGAGATAGCCTCTATAATCTTATTTAAATCACGTTCATTGTTTACATGAACCTCACAACTGTATGTTATCTTTTGGTAGTCAGGGATAGTTAATACTTGAAGTTTCTCTACGGGTTTACGATTAAGTAATACTGAGAATTGATCATACTGATTCTCCTTTGAATACCTTTGTTTGAAGATATATTGGTTGTGAGTAAGATTACCGTCTAGCTTGTTACCTAGGGTTCTTACCTTTTCTATATCTACTTTACGGATGGTGATAACCGGGAACATAATCTTCCCATCTTTATCTCTTATGTTGCCGTCATACTGTGCTGATTTAAACCTTTCAGGGTTAGCATAGATAACAGGGACTTTCACTCTGTTATTATCTTCTATTACATAGGGTTTAATTACATTATCAAAGTAGTAGAATACTGCAGTATCAATATCCTCAAGGCCTATTGAGAAATCCCTTAAGGTATCATCTTTTTGTGATATCTGATTTACCCTATTTGTTAAATCAGGTAGTTCTGGTCTTGTATTAGGTATAAGAGGGTTAATCTGCTCATTGAAGGCTTCAGGAGCAGTTTTGGGTCTAGGGGCTATTGTTTGATTACGACGGGGTGTTGGCATTGAATATAAATATCAAACTACCTTGTTGCCTTTATATCTGCTTGAGTTATTTCAAATTTATTAGTATTATACTTTTTTTGTAAGGCTCTATTAAGAAATATCTTACCCCTTACTTCTATGCTTTTTGGAAGTATATCTACATTTGTTTTATATAAATCTAAGTCTTTTCCTACTTTTAAATCGCTCGGTAGTACTTTTACACTACTGTTGTGCAAATCTAAATTACCCCCTACATCTAGACCTACTGGTAAAATCAATAACTTAGCGCAGTTCCTCATGCTCAAATCTCCTGAGACTAAGAGGTTATCAGGTAATTGCTGTATTTCTGTATTATCTATATTTAGGCTATTACCTAATCTTAATTTTTTACTTATTTTCTTTAAATTTGAATTTGCTGCATAAATATTACCACCTACGTTTAAACTTTCTGGCAGATACTCAATATTAGAATCTTCAATCCAAAGATTAAACCTAACATAAAGATTATTAGGTAACTTCTTTATATTAGTGGTATTTAAATCTAAATCACCCCCTATTCGCAACCCATCTGGTAAATTTACTACATCCCTGGGCAGGTATAATCCTCTACTTACATTCAAATCATCTTCTGTAAAATTGTTATATTTTAGTAATAACTTTGGAAATAATCCTATTTGTACGCCCCTTTCTAATAAAAACCTGAAAAGATTTAAGTGAGATTTAATCTCTATTTTTCTATCATCTTTGTCCATAAATTGATTCTCTGCAAATGAAAATTGGTATTTCTCATTAGAGCTAGGTTTAATAAAAATGTACAGAGGTCCTGCATTAATGTATCTATTAAAATAATCCTTTGTTTTACCTGTAGCGGTACACCATTCAGTTCCGGAACCTAAGTCACAGGACATTCCGTACAAGTCTGTTCGTCCTTTGGGGATTTCATAGACGGTGAACCCGTCTACAGTCCCAAGCTCGAACTGTTTGTACTTATCTTTCTTTTCTACACCTTTAGCTTGTGATGGATCTTTTTCTATAGTAGATTTTAACTCTACCGACTTACGTATCAGGTCTGCGACCTGCTCCTTAGTCTTGTATAGATTAATATCTTTGAATTGATACTTGAGTCTGTTTTTATCATAAATATCTAAGTATTCTTTGAACTTATACACATCCTCTGGTTTGATCATCTTTTCAGATACCTTCTTCAACAACCAAGTCGCATACGCTGACTTGTTGTTAGAGGCATCTTTAATATCATCAAATACCTGTTGAGTCACTTTCTCAGTGTCAACGAACTGTTGCTTTAATAAGTCGTAAGAAACTTCCAGAAGTATTTGTTTGAATAAGTCCATTATCTTGATTGTATAATATTTAGTCTATTGACGTGAGTAAGATGACATTGACAAATGATTGATAATGACATACCGTAATTTTGGTTAGAGGTAGTTAGTGCGTAGTTAGGATCCTTACCTACGAATAGTTGGTCCTCTATTGGAATCTCTACTTCATAGTAGGATTCGTTCCACATAATAATGTCACCTTTTTCAGGTACTAGGCCTATAGGGATAAGATCTGGTTTAAGAAATGCAAAATCTATTTGTCTGTCAGTTGAATTACCGTAGGATTCCTGTACGTTTGATTGCGGATTACGTTGTACAATACAAGTTAAAAGTATTGGGTTGAAATACATCTTATTAGAAGACTCTCCATATATATCTACAGTAGTATCTGAAAGGGATAGTTTATAATACCCTACTTCTTCACCTACAACACGATTGATGAAGTCTCTGTTTACCCTTCTGATGAACGCTGAATCTTTTAATCTACCATATAAGGCCATGTGTATAAATATAAATTAGCCTATATAAATCATCATAGGAACGTCTTGTAATACACTATTCATTGATTGAGCTTCTAAGGCCTTCATCTCTAGTTGTTTTTGTCTAGATGATGCGTTTAGTGTATCTCTCAACTGAAGTATTAATTTATCTTTATCAGCATCTGCCTGTTGCCTTAATGTCTCTCCGTTTAGTGTCACTGTAGAATCATTACCTGGTATAATTACAGATTGGTACTTTCCTCTTATTCCACCTAACATTTCTCTACATACTGCCACTCCATAATCAAATATCCATTTTCTGAATATCATATTAATTTGTGAGTAGACAGGAGGTTCAAAGTTAACATTGGATACGTTAGTTACATTACCTTGAGGAACCACTCCACCTATACTCCTATAAGGAGAATTTCTTTCAGATACTTTTATATATTCAAAATGTATGTGATGATTCCAGCAAGGAATAGGAAATATTCTTAGGTTATTGTTTTGCAATTCAAAAGTGTAAGCAGACCTTCTTACCATATCACTAAATCCTATCTCTTGTATCCTCATAACATCGTAGTATACAGGATATAAAGTATAGTTAATTGCAGGAGATGAATCATAGAATCCAAAGCTAGATAGTAAGTTCTCATAACCTAGCCCTGTAGATACAGTAGGGTCATAGAATCTGGATACCGCAGGAGGTATTTCGTAGAATACTCTTTTTACCTCTATCTGATCTCCAGGCTGAACAATACCAGATGAAAGTGCCCATTGGTTTAAATCATAATTTTGGACGTAAGGAATCATCTGTACTGAGCCTGTATAATATGTTACATTGCCACCTGATCCAGCTTCTGTTCCGTAGTCTTGAGCTAATCTTACAATAGTCCCTAAGTTAGGTTGTAAAACAGTTGTATTTAATGCCATAGAGCCAGTAGGACTTCCTTCTAGGCTTAGGTAATTCTCACGTATCTTATATTCATACAATTCCTTACCAAAAGTAGTAACAGCATCTTCAAAAGCAGTGAAGTAATGGAGATCTTCCAATTCAATATCCTCCATAATACCACCTAGCTTTCTATATGCGTAGCTTACAAACTTAGGGGTATCTGATACAAACAGTTGATCATTATCATAATACCCCATAGAGGTATTACCTTTTACGGGACGGAGGGTTACTGATTCATTATAAATAGGAACGTCTATTGCTGTACTCATGTTATATAAATATCAAAGGGTGATGCAGCTCTAGTCTTTTTCAAGGAAGTTAATTATTTTTGCAATATCCTCATTCCGGTGATTGACTGTTAAGGTATGGTATCCTACTATTCCTGAATTCTCTAGTTTTTTTACTTTACCTAAACAACTGTCTTTTACATCTATTTGCTCTTCTGAACCTGTAAATATAAGCTTACTACCTTTACAAAGTCTGGTTAAAATGACCTTGAAATCTTTGTAACTGATGTCTTCAAACTCATCAATGATAGTTACACTGTTAGATTGATTCATCCCTTTCATATAGTCAATAGGAATAATCTGAAGAGTTCCTTCATTTAGTAATTCATCTATCTTCTCTTTCCCATAACAAGCATGCATATTTTGCATTATAGGCATAACGTGTAGGGCAAGTTTTTCACTTATACTCCCTTTTAAATAACCGGTAGCTGTAAAGTCTATAGGTCTGGAGATATAAATCTTGTCAATACCATTATGCTTCTTAAATAGCATATCCAAGGCTATCTGGCACGCACAGGCCGTTTTTCCTGTACCCCAAGTACCTAGAACAATAGTTACATCTTTCTCATACACTGAAGATTTAACCTGTTTTTGTTCTTCTGTTAACTCTAATTTAAACTTTATTGGACTCTTCGGAACTCTTTTTGCTTTGTATACTTCATCGGTGTGCGGAGCTGACGCCATTAATTGAGGTTTGGTTCAGATATAAATATCAAAGTGCGGCTATACCCTCTTAATGAAGTTACCTTGGCTATCTCGAGCTTGGTCTGTTCTGTTAGCTAATTTAGTTACGCGTGCTTGATAGTTAATCTTTCCTTGTTCTTCTCCATCTCGTTTAATGAACCATTCAAGCGTATAACGACCTTTGGCTTTTTCCTTCATGCGTTGTTTAGTTTCTTCAGACATAGGTATGCCGAGGTTGTTGGCAACACGTTTTACTTTAGGTTTAATTATCTTTTCTTTTATTTTTTTAGGTTTAGGTTCGCGTACCTTCTTTTTAATATCTAAATCTTCGTCCATGTAAGCATATAAGGTTTGATATCCTCTTTGGCTATAAGAAATCTCCCTTAATTTTTCACATCTTTTTTCATATAACTTAGTGCCTTTTTCTGACCCATCCCTGTTAACATACCAACTTAAAGAGTACTTATTAGTTTTACTTGTAATTTTCTCTAAAGATTCTTGTACATATTTTCTATGCTGCTCCTTATTAAATTCACTTTGCCATCTATGCCCACCCTCTGTATTTAAAGTACTATTATAACCATTTATGTAACTATCAAAGAATATTATCCACTTCAGCTCTTTTTGTACCGCATCCTCTTTATCTATGCATATATCAATTATTTCTATTGTCATATTCTCCCATTTATATTTCCTTATTGCATCATAAATAACGTAAGTTTTACCTGTATTTGAATTACTTCTATGATCTAATATTCTCTGAAAAAAATTATCAGTTCTACCTATGTAACATTTACCTGATGGGGATATTATTCTGTATATCAGATGTACACCTTTAGTTCTTAATTCTTTAGGGTCATATGTAGTATAATCAACTCCTACTAAATACTGTTTTATAGAATCTCTACGTTCATCTCCATTTTTATTAAACATCCCATTTTCACTGAAATAAGCTTCCCTTGCTTTGTCTGATGAGTTTTTAGACAATAGTGAATCTAGACCTGTAAATTTCTTAAACTCTGTAGGTGTCATTCCGTGTAACTTAGTGTGACCTTGTTTAATAGCTTTAAACCACTCCTTACAAATAGGACACTGAATTCTATTGTCATCTGACTCCATTAAATAATTTTCTTTATTTATTGCGATAAGTTGAGTATTAAAAAGATAAGATTCGTTTGGGAAATCTACTAAGTAGTTCTTTATCTCTACATTATGCTTTTTAACAATATGGGCAGTAAGCATACCACTTTTATTACCTTCATCTTTAAATACCTTATTACATATTTTACAATGGCATCTAGGTACATTTTTGTAAGGATTATCGATTATATCAAAGTAGTCTAAGGGGTTGTCATAATCAACCTTTAATCTTGTTAAATACTTTTTCAATCCAACTACATTACCTTCTTCATATTTTAGTTCTGCACCATTCACTTTACATACTGCTAATTTTTCCCAAGTCTCTACACCTGGCTTGTCCTTTGTCTTCATTTAATTAAGTTTTATTAGTAATAAATATAAGCAAAGGTATAAGTAAATTTTTAAACAAACAAATTTAATTTTAAAAAAGTTGAATTTTACGCGTCGATAGTCCTTTAGAGATTAGTATTAAAATTTAATTTGAATTCTTTGGTTAGTACACAAAATGAAAGAGCCACTATATTACAAGTGGCTCATTTTCAATTGATTATTAGGTTAATTAATACTAGAAATTGTTGAAGTCTGCTACAAATATCTTGCCAAAAAACTCGCTACGGGTGACTAATTTTGCAAATCTAGTTGACAAACCTTTGCTCATGGTGAAAGTATCCTTGTTATAAACAAGTGGAGTAGAAATCAAAGGAATGTAAGGGGCGAACACACCACCACTATCCAAGTAATTAGCTCCTTTATACCCCATTACGATGGTATTTTCTTGCATGTAAGAGTTAACAAGTATTTTGAATTTACCATTCAATTTACCGCTTTCTTTACTACCGAATGCATATTCCATTTTAGATCCGTCTGTTGAAGCAGCATAACCAGCGATTGACTCGATGATAGCAGCAATCTTAGGAGAACACATTGCAACGTTAGCTTCACCTCTTTGAGTCTTAGCATGTATCGCTCTAGATACTTTTTGCATTTTTGTACCCAAGGTTGTGAACCAATCTTGTTGAGTGTTATAGTAAGTTGTTGCACTAGGAGTTGCACTAGGAGTAGTGAAAGTATTACTTGTTGTATTGAAAGTTACGTTATTTTGTGCAGACCATACTTCTACAGTTTGGTTAGCAGCCAAAGTAATCATATCTAACAATTCTAAGTCAATTTCACGAGAGATATACTCAGCCAACATTGAAGTAGCCTCAGCTTCGATATCAATGCTTTGGTAAGCTTGGTAATCTTGTTGAGCTTCTTGAGTGTAGCTATATTTCAACTTATGAGTCTTAGCAGAAATCTGTGTACTTGAAGGTGCAATGTTGATTTCAGGGATTGCATTAGAACCAGTCAAAGGAGTGTTAGCTGTATCTTCATAGTCACCACGGAAGTTAAAGCCAGTTGCCTTAGAGTAGTAACAAGTAGCATTTGCATTTACAGCATTACCAGCAACAGTTGTCAAACTACCTGTAACGATGATTTGCAATTGGTCTAATGTAGTGTTGTAAGAAGTAAACTCAGGGAATAATGTAGATTCACTAATCCAGCTACCTGTGAATACGAATGATCTAACCGCAGTTGAATCAAAGCTAGGTAATACTACAGATGCAGAGTTGATAGTTACTTTACGGAAACCTCCAGCTACTACAGATGCAGATGTGTTTGCGTTATAGTTAGTATCACTGTAAGATGCAGTACTTACAATCATTGATGCAGAAGGTATAATACTGATGTTTTCATTAATTGAATAACCGAAACGGCCAGCACCATACAAACCACCGAAAGGATCAACACCAGGAGTGTTAGTTGTACCATATACAGATTGACCTACGTTGAAACGTGAACTACCACCACCTAAGTTAGGCTCTTGGTTACTGTACTGGAAGTCAAGGTAAAATACAAGCCCTGTAGGTAATGACAAAGGTTGAGTAGTCAAGAATTCTTTTGCAGAAATTTCAGCGAATACTTTACGAACCATTGGCAAAACGATACCAGCCCACTGTTCACCTGTACCTGTGATGAAGTTAGCTCCACCGTTGTTAGTTGTTTGTGTTTCAACTAGGATTTGTTTTCCTTGATTCTCTAACAAGAGAGCCATGAATTTTTTGTCATAGGCACTTTGCTTCATTGCAACGCCTTCTAATAGGCCGGTTTTAGCCCATTTCTTTTCAAGACCTTCGAGTAGCCTTCCTTTGTCCTCTATGGTTCTTGAGCTTTCTAATAATTGAGAGATTGTACTCATTGTTTTCTTGGTTTTATTTGTTTTTTAGTTTAGTTTAATTCCAGCTCTTTTTTGCCATTCGTTTGCAACAGGTAGATAGTCTACTTTTTCTGTTTTACCTTCCTGGATAGATTGACCTGTTTTGCGGAATCCTAAAGATTCAGCGATTGTTGTTTTGTTTGCTTTTGGTGTAGACTTCAATGCAGTTGTTAATACTTCGAATACAGCTTTTGCTTCAGATACAGTTTTTACTTTATCAAATGCAGTAATAGCTTTAGCCTTACTTGATTCGTTCAAATTAGGTAATACTAATACTTTATTCAAGTAAAGGTTCTTTGCAGTAAGTAAATTAAGATCTTTCAATTCGTTTCTTAATTGAGCAATCTGAGCTTCTTGAAGTTGAGTTTGAGCAAGTACTTTTGTTCCAGTAGCAAGAGGAGTTTTAGCTTTTCCTGATACTTCTTTTCCTTTCTCTGCACCTTTACCAGCTTCATAATGAGCAATCTTGTCGTCTAATATATCCCTCATCAATACAAGGGTATTTTTAGTCCAACCTTTAGTATCTTGTGTTTTTTGTACTTTACCAGATTCAGCAGTTTTACCAGCTTCGTAAGTATCGTCACCATACTCTTCGTTGATAATCTCATCACCTTCTTCTTCCTCATCCGCTTCTTCTGTAGCTTCTTCATCTGAATCCATTTCAGCTAAGATAGCATCAATATCTAAAGATTCATCCATTTCCTCATCACCTTCTTCTTCGGTTGATTTTGCTTCAATTTCAGCAAGGGCAGTTTCTAGGTCAAATGCTTCATCTTCTTCAGTAGGTTCTTCTTCAGATTCTTCATCTTCATCTTCTTCAGCTTTTTCTGTATCTTTTTTCTTATCTAACTCAGCAGATTCATCTTCTTCATCAGCTTCTTCTAAAGCTTTTTGGATAGCTGCAAGAGTAGTTTCATCTAAACCT